AATAGTCAGTAGTTATCTCACCCTGATATGAAGTAGAGCCATTTAAATACTCTACGATCTCATATTCAACGTCTTCAGATTTAATTTCATCAACACATATCATAATTTACCTCTCTTGTTTTATTGAAACTTTGTAGCTAGTAACCTCATTGTCATTAGCTTTTGCGACTGCTATCACATTACGAACAAACGCTGTAGATTCTAAATCAATTGATTCTTTAGAATTAGCAGTCATACATTTGGCTCCAAAAGAACCATCAGAATAATTTACAGTTATATCAGCTTGATAAGTCATATTAGAAATCTCCTTTATCGACTTGTAAAACTCTCAACCCTTCCGCTCTGAACATATCAACGACTTGTTGTCTGTCGTCAACCGCCATAACTGGATTGAATCCATCTTCCTTCATCTTGATCAGAAACCCTTTTTTGAGTTCATCATCAGGTCTGAAGTCAGTATCACCTCTCATGTACATGGCATCAAAGACAAGACCATTCATCATCAATTGCTTGAGAGTGGTGGCTCTTTGTCTTTTATTTCTACCTGTAGAAACAATAATCCTATTACCAGCATCTTTCAATGCTTTGGCTAGGGCAAATATCTCTTTATTGGGAGTGTCTTGCATGACGACTTCAGGATCTCTGAAGGCATCAAAGTCTTTAGGTCTTTGTGTTACGAAATGTCTCCTATGCTCGATATCCATAAGAGTACCGTCAACATCAAATATAACATCCATAATTTTCTCTCTCATTTATACACATATTCTACTACATTCGAGCAAAATGTCAAGCGTTTTTTTACCTATAAATACAAATAAATTATGAATAAAATGAGTTAGTTATGAGCCGTTCAACACGATTTTTCGCCTTCAAATCAAGAGATGAGTTCTGGATTGTAGACGAAAACACACTTCAAGACGTACCAAAACCTCGCGAGATGCTAATCAAACTCTCCTCTGTAGAGTCGATTCGCGAGTATGTACTAACTCAAAACAAAACCAACTCTCCTATTGTAGATAGATGTCGAGATAGGACTGAATGGCATACGCCTGAAGGTCGTGAAAGAATACGACAAGCAAAAATGGGAGATAAACACCCTCATAAAAATGGTCTCAAAGATTCCCATCGAGAGAAAATTAGTAAAACTATGACTGGTACGAGGATTGGAGAGTTCAATCCGATGTATGGTCGAAAACATTCACCAGAGTCGATCGCCAAGATCCGTCAAAAAGCATTTGAACGACCAAAACGAAAGTGGTGTGTTGAACCTGATGGGAGTATGCATCTGATCAATGAAGATGCAGATTTACCAAGTGGATGGCAATGGGGAAGATACTTCGACCCTTACAAACCTGTCTAGAATTTTATTGTGCTGGTCGGCTCCAGGATGGTAGCCATCTCTAGATCCACCATACCAATCAAACGGACTGTGATCAGCATAATGTAAATTGGTATCTCGACATATCCATTGTATGGCATCTAGATTCTTCGCTTTTTGAACCTTTACTTGTGGGTCTAATGAAACATGCTCGAGAAATAGTTTTTCTTTGAAGTAACTTTCATCTGTGATTTCATGACCGCCCATCTTCTGAACAACGATTTGATGCCAGACTCCAGACGACCACCCAACACCATCATTATCGAGAAACTCTTGACGATTTGGTGCTGGTTCTAAGAGCCATACGTTCTCTGGCTCGAGTATCGGAACCCAATAACCTAATAAACGTGTGATTGTATCAAGACCACATGATGCTTGAGATAGATTTACAAATTGATTTTTCTGCTCAGTTTGAACAAAGTGTTTGTATGCCCATCCATCTTCAACATTTTGACCAAAGGCGAGTGTGGTAGAATCGCCAATGTAAATATCGCATCCCTTTTCAACTTCATCCATTTCAATATCCATACGGAATCCATCTTGATTGAAGCGATATTCAATTGTGTCACCTTCTTTATCCCAGTGTGCACGATCTGGAGTGTCCATGACAAACCATTTGAGAGTCTGTCCGCGAACACCGTCGTGAAAATCAATCGGTTTTTGCAATTTTTTTCTTCCTTGTTTTCTTGGTAGTGGTTTTATTCCAATCAGTAATCCCAATATCTTTCAATATCTTTTCGAGTTTTGGATACTGTGTGAGTAAAGTTCCGTCTTTGACGTGTGTCAAAACTTCTGCTTCTTTCCAATGCAAACCTTCTAAGATTTGCAACCAGTTCATTTCTTGTTTCCAAGTAGGAAGATTTTTCAGATTACCGTTTGGATCTAGGAATGTACTAATCCTTCTCCACTCCATCTGAATTGATGTGTCGCTCATTCCGTCTGGAAGGTCTTTGTCCAGCTTCACAGTTTCAGGCATACCTTCAGGTAAACCGAAATCTGCTTTTTCTGCACCGACTCCATATCTAACGAGAGGAACAACAGTTTGATTCGCTGATGCCCATTCTTTTAAACGAGCGATCTGTTCATCTTTTTTTGTGGCTTCTAATACCCAATCGAAACCTTCATTTGCTTGTCTAAATTTTCTAGCCATAATATATTTTCTCCATTGTCTTTCTATATATACTAGAAGTCATCAAGGACTTCCATCATATTTTTTAGACGAAACTTAACAAAGTAATTCAGCAGATGCTGACGACTTTTGCCTTGTTGTCTTTTATATTCATCTATGATATCTTTTTTGATTTCATCAGGTGTTAATGATAAGTCTACCAGCTGACGATTTCTTACATATCCAGATGCCATTTCACCATTTACAAACTGTTCTGGTTTTTGTTTCTTCCACTCTGCAAGGACAGCCTTACGAATTGGCTTCTGACGTTTACCCTCAGTGACAAATGTATCATCGTCACTTAGAATATTTGGCACACCATCACCTTTATCACCAGTAATAATATGCTCCATCAATACCTCTTGTGCAGAGCCATTGATTTTTACCCAGCGTTTCTTGATTGGTGACCATTGTTTTACATTGCTGTATTTTTGTAGCTGTTGAAAGTCATGGTCGCCAGATAGAATTAAGAATGGTTTTGGTTCGGCAAACATCGGATGATCAGTCATTTCATTTTCTTGACTATACTCAACCAATGCACCAATTACATCATCCGCTTCTGCACCGTCCACATCAATTACTGGGTATGGAAGATACTCGTCCAACTCAGTACGAATCTGATGTAATGCATCAAAGATAGATGACCAATCATGCCCACTAGACTCTCTGGTTTTTTTACGCGATGCCTTGTAATAAGGATAAACTTCTCTTCGCCAGTAGTGGCGATTATCACAGGCAATGACAACTTCACCAAACTCAGCTGTAAACTGCGTTCTGTATTTACGAATCTGATTTAGTATCATATGACGAAGCAAGTCAATGTTCATCTCAACATCTGGACGACCACGTGTCTCAGCCATATAATTGGATATGAAAGTTTGGTTATAATCTATAACAATCATCACTCTTCATCCTCTGGTAGATTTAATATCTGATCAAGCACAGGATCGTCTTCAGGTGGATAGCCCCAACGGAAACCCAAGTCTGGATAGTAAACACCATGCTGACGTTTTATCTCTCCATTCTTGTCATATCCTGGAACTAGGTTCACCCATTGGATCTTTTTCTCTTGGTGTTCACCATAAAAATTATCACACCAATCACCATGAGCAAGATATCTTTTCATGTTTCTAAGATAACCCTCAATTTGTGCTTGTTTTGCACGTGCACCTTTTACGTCTCTTCTGACGTCTGCTCTTGCTGCAATAAGTGCTTCCTGATTTGCTTTTATCCATCCCTTCACTTTAGTGTAGGATAGGTAATGATCGTCTGGAAGATTCAGAACATGGTCACACACATTTGCAGGTTTTGTAGGATTTGCAGCTGCCTTTGCCTCTCTTGCTTTTCTGAGACGTTCGACAGCTGCAGCTTTTTGCTCCTCAGTCATCGGCTTTCGTCTGCGCCGAATCTTCTTTGGAGTTGGACGAAAATCGTCCTTCGTTATACGTTTTGCCATTTAAGGACTCCTTTTGTAATATACCAAGTATATATCAAAGTAGTCAAAATGTCAAGAAGTATTTTTAAGCGACTTTTTTGATTCTGTCGACAATAATGGTTCTCCACCCTTGTTTGTCAACATCAAACGCGACTAAATGCGTATCGGATGATTTAGAAGCACCACCCTTAGTTTCTGGTACGACAGACTCTTGAAGAGTAGCATTCATTACTCTTTCAGTTCCATCAAGTTTATCGAAAGTGATTTCAACCACTCTCTTTTTCAGTTCATTCACTATATCTTTCATAATTATCTCCATAGTTAAAAATGTACTCATTATAATATATCAACAAGACCTAAATGTCAAGCATCACTTTTTCTTTTTCTTATCTATTAGCCATTCCAGACTAGATTTCAATGTTCTTCTTTCAGCAGGATTAAGAGCATCTCCGTTCTCTGCTTTTTTTACCACTTTGTCATATTTTGACATTACATCTGCAGCATCGTCTACCGCACTTGGTGGACTTGGCTCTCTTGGTAATTCTTCTTTCTCAATGATAGTTTCAGTTTCAGCACTGGTTTCATCGAGAGATAAAAACTCTATTTTTCTTCCTGTGGCATAGTTCAATTGCATATTTGCAGCCACTATCAGTAAGATAGCAAGTGGATCGAATACCAATACAAGCAAGATAATTACCCACCTCACAGCTTCTTCTAGATTTTCTTTCCCATCTTCATAAATTAAATCAGCAATATATTTGATTGGACCAACTTCTACCTCGAATGCTCTTACCTCTGTTGCGAGTTCAGCACGTTTGTCATACAATGTATCATTATCGGCTTCAGCTTCAGAGATAATAGTACGCATTGCGTCACGTTCTTCTTTTTGTTCTTCTCTTTTTGTCAATCCCCAAGAGATGTATCCTCTTTCGGTAAACTCGTCCATAGCTTTATCAAAAGCATCGAGTGTACGTTGTGCACGTGCTATCTGTCTGTTATTAGATTCTATGCGGAGTTCAATCCTTTCGATTTTAGCTGAAGCATCTCCGCTTTCGATACCCTGATCAATATGTGCTTTCGATAGGAATCCAAAGATACCCATACTTGTGATCAGAGATAAAATTATTACAGCTGGAATGAAATAGGTTTTCATAAAGAGATTGGCTCGTTCCCAGTTCTGATATAGCCATGATGCTGTTACCAGTTTGGCAATCTCTAATACAACACCCATCGCGAGGATGGACATCGCTGCTGCTGGAAAGATCGCCATAAGACCGACGATCGAAAAATATGCTGCAACGACAGATACTGCCAATGCAGAAAAGAAAAGTAAAACTACATATCCCATAACTGCCCCTTGTTTATCTTATCTCCTTTATAATTAACCAATTCAGCTTTTTCTACCATTTTCTTAAAATGAATAGGAGATAAAATTTCTTTGTTGTTCATAATATAATCATACGCATCAAACTCATCCTGAAGGTCTATTGTATTAGCATATTCTCTTGCTAAATCATAATGTGTGGTTTTAAAGTTATCAGCAAATTTCTCATCATTTTCTACATCTACATATTTGTGTAGATTATCATATGGTAAAATTTTATAGTCTTTGTCTATTATATGCTGTAGAATGGGTTGACCATGATACCAATTGTTTTTACGATGTTCATGTATCTGTTCTATGGTCTTACGTTCTACTAATAAATCTCTATACAGACCAGAGATAAACCTATCTAAAGGATTTCTGATCAGGAACCAAACTTCTTTGTTTGACATTTCAAGATAATAATTTATATCTCTATATGGATTAAGTCTTTCAGCATTTATATGAGCATCACCCATAATGTATTTGCTTACAACTTTGGATCCTGAACGTAACGATAACGCCATTACAAATATGTCTGTTTCAATTGTTACCATTTGGCTCCCATTTTACTGGCTTAAAATCTGCCAGTGGCTCTTTATTGAGCCGAATATTAAGCATGGAGTTAAGACATTTTGGATCGTGTCTTTGCTGCCACTGCAATAGAAACTCTTGCATTTTTGCCCAAGACTTCATCTCAAACTCAGCAATAGTTTCTTTTTTCAATTCACCTTCATATTGTAGCACATACTTTGATGAGCCATAATATTTTTCATATAGTCTCTGCGGTTTCCCAGAATAGCCAATATAATAATCGCCATTTGGAAAATAAGTACAATAGACTCGGTGAACCTTTTTCTCTTTAGGTTTCCGTTTCGCCATACACCTATTTATTCGGTGTAGAGAAACCTAAAATTGAACCGAAACTCCGCATCCACAAGAGGACACTTCATTTGGATTGATGAATTTAAGGGTTTCATTCAACCCTTCTTTGACATAATCTAAAATTGTCCCTTGTAAAAAAGGTTTACTTTTTTCACTTACAACGATATTAAACTTGCCATAATCTATAACAATATCGTCGTCATTGATATTATCGGAAAACCGAATATCATATTCGTACCCAGCACAACCACTATCAACAAGATCAATCCGTACAATATCTTTCTCGGAATGAGATTCTCGACATCGTTCAGCAATTTTTGCAAACGCTTCATTTGTCAGTTCAATATCCATACCCATTTGGGTCTTCCCATCTTTCCTGTTGGTTGTGCTTTCTATGTTTAGTTTTTTCTTCCCAGTCAGCTATTGCTCTATGTATGCCTTCTTCAGCGAGAACAGAACAATGTATCTTAATAGCTGGTAATTCTAGAGCGTCTGCTATGTCCTTGTCTTTAATTTGTTTTGCTTCCTCTATGGTCTTACCTTTCAGCATTTCAACAAACATCGTACTCGATGCAATTGCAGAACCACAACCATAGGTTTTAAATTTTACATCCTCAATAACATCTGTCATAGGATCTAATTTAAGGTCTAGTTTCATTACATCACCACAACTTGGTGCACCGACTAAACCTGTCGCGACGTTAGGATCTTTTGGGTCAAACCTTCCTACAGAGTGTTTCTCTGGATCCGCTAATACTGATTCAAATCTATCTACTACCTTTTTTGAATATGCCATACCTTATATTTATATTTGTAGATCCAACCTTTCAATTAGGATCTGTCTATTTTTTAAATGTTCAGCCTCGATATCTGCCTTTGACTGTCCATGATATTCTACACCAAGATTTTGTCTGATCATGATTTCGTGCACTGACCTATCTACACCTGTTGTTTCATCATGAACGATAAATTTACCGAGAATACGACCAAATTTACCTTTACCATCTAAGACTGTTTGCAAAGTGCAAGTCTTTCCTAATTTTTCTTTTAGGAAAGCACCAGCCATTTTACCAAATACTTTTTCAACTTTATCTCTTGTACGAGATTCTGGTGTATCAATACCATATAGTCTGATACGTTGATTGGCAAATATAACACCAAACCCAAGATCGATGTCTACGTCTACCGTATCGCCATCAACCACTCTTTTAATTATTGCTTTATATTCATACATCAGCTTCGAAATCCTCCTCGCCGTAATCTAAAATTAATTCTTCTTCAAAATCCAAATCGTCTCCACAAAATGGACATTTTTCGATTGGATAATAATCACTTTCTAATTCATGTTCGACCCAAAACACTGCGTCACATGACGAGCATTCGCATCGTATTCTAGTCGGTTTAGCCATTAAGCAGCCGATCCCCAAACATCTCCCCAGTCACCTGTGATTGCGCCACGTGCATAATCTGTGGCTCGGTTTTCAAAGAAGTTAGTGTGTGTTGGTGCATTAATCATCTCTTCAACCCATGGCAGAGGATTCTTCTTAACTTTGAAGATACCCTTCATACCTAGACTGATCAGACGACGATCTGCAATATAACGAATGTATTTTTTAACATCTTCTGATGTTAAGTTTTCCATTGCACCCAGAGCAAAAGCGAGGTCAATAAATTTGTCCTCGAGTTCTACCATTTTTTCAGCAATCGTATAGATTTTACTTTTCAATGAGTCATTCCATAGTTCTCTGTTTTCTTCGATATATGTGCGAAATAATTTGATCATAGATTCAGCATGCATAGTTTCATCTACGATTGACCATGTAACAATCTGTCCCATACCTTTCATTTTGCCGTGTCTTGGGAAGTTCAACAACATAATAAAAGATGAGAATAACTGCATACCCTCAGTGAATGCACTGAATGCTGCAATGTTAGTTGCTACACTTTCTTTCGTACCATTCTTGCTTGAGAGATCCATGAAGTATTCGTGTTTATCTGCCATCGCTTCATATTCTAAAAACTCATTATATGTAGACTCAGGCATACCGAGTGTTTCAATTAGATGTGCATATGCTGCAATGTGTAATGCTTCCCTTGCAGCAAAACCAGATAACATCATACGGACTTCTGGTTGTGGGAAATATGGAAGATAGTTATTGACATAACCACCTGCTACATCTACATCTCCTTGAACAAAAAATCTAAATATATTAGTCAAAAATGTTTGTTCTGCATCTGATAGTGTATTTTTCCAATCCTTTACATCTTCTGCCATTGGTACTTCAGTGTGAAGCCAATGTGATTGTTCGTGTTTTAGCCATGCTTCATATGCCCATGGATATGAGAAAGGTTTAAAATAGTCGCGTTCGTCTTGTAAATTTAATTTGTTAGCCATTGTTTTTTCCTATATGTTAAATGTTTCATCCCATTCAGACAAAGATTGAGATAATTGAATTAACTCTGAATAACCACCAATGTGTTTATCACCAGCATATATCTGTGGAACTGTACCAGTCGGTTGATGAATTTCTTCGAATTCAATCTCCATTCCGTTTAAAAATTGTTTTGCTTGACTGCAGAAGGAGCAGTCATCCCTTGAGAATATTTTTGCTTTGATAGTCATTAGTTAATTCCTGTGTCTATTTTGTTAATCTTTTTAAATGCCCATGCACGTTCCTTGCACCATGGACAGTAACCGCATCTCCCTTCATCACGTTCTGTACATGAGTGAGTGATGTTCATAATATCTTCAGCGATGCCTAGATCGAATGCTAACTGGACAACTTTGTCTTTTGTCCACTCAGCAAAAGGTTGCCGAACAATTTCTTCGAATGGAGTTCCTTTCGTAAACTGACGATCGTGATCAGGTTCCATCTCATCATAATAAGAGGTGACTGCAGAATATACTACATCAGCATATCCATTCATCAATATCTCTCTGACACCACTTGTAACATACTCAGAAGGATTTTCAGATTGAATAGATCCCACTATGTTTGTTTCAGTGTCATATCCTGACCACTTCAGGACTTGATTTGCATAATTAACTGCCCCATCGATCTTGGGGACGGTGTACGGTCTACAACTTTGACCGCGATTTTTGCATTCATTATATATGATGTGCCAAAGTACAGCACTATCCCAACCACCTGATACACAAACTGCTATTCGTTTGTATTCAGGTATGTCAGCCTTCACATGCGATACACTCTTCATCATTTACCAACGCATTCATATCCAATTCATTAATTACTTGGCGTTCAATACGCTTTGACACTTTATCAGCTTTGCCGAGTTTTTCTGAACGACAATAATAAAGTGTCTTTAATCCCTGCTTCCAAGCCAAGTAATGGATAGCATGAAGGTATTTTATATTGACATCTGGACGGAAAAATAGGTTGAGAGATTGTGCTTGGTCAATGAATGCTTGCCTATCTGCAGCGTGTTCAATGAGCCATCTCTGATCAATTTCCATTGATGTCTTGTATATATACTTTTCAGATTCTTCCAAACAATCTAAGTGTTGAACCGAACCATCATTAGCGATTATTGACGACCAAATTTCGTCATAATCCAGTTTTTTATTCTTATCACATTTTTCTTGAATGACAGCATCCAAATACTTATTTTTGTTAAGAAAAGCTCCCGATATAGTGTCCTGTCGATAGGCATTCGCTCTAAAAGGTTCAATAGAAGGGCTAGTGTTTCCCATAATAATACTACTACTAGCATTGGGAGCGATAGCCATAACATGGCTAAATCTCTTGCCTGTTCCTTTAGCGTCTGGGGACTCTCCTCTTTCTTTTCCCAATTGAAGATTTGCTTCATCTAATTTACTCCGAATAAGTCGGAACATACGCATGTTTGCACCTTTGGCAACTGCGCTCTCCCAAGCAATACCCTTCTTCTGTAGATAAGCATGAAAGCCAAGTGCACCAATACCAATAGAGCGTTCTCTCATAGCACTGTATTTTGCACGTGATACAGAATCTGGAGCATTGTCAATGAAGAACTGAAGGACATTGTCCAGCATTTCTGCCATGTCTTTCAGGAACAGCTGGTCTTTTGACCAAGCATCGTAATTTTCTAAGTTCACTGAAGACAAACAACAAACGGCAGTTCGTTCTTCATTTGTAGGGAGAATAATCTCCGAACATAAGTTACTCTGGTGAATTTTCAAACCTAATTCTTTCTGGAATTCAGGCATCAATCGGTTGCTTGTGTCAATATAATGAATGTATGGCTCACCAGTTTCCATACGCAACTCGAGAATTTTTTGCCAAAGTGCTTTCGCCGATACTGTTTCGCGAATTGCACCTGAATGTGGGTCTAGTAGATTCCAGCCATCGTCTGCTTCGGGATCTTGCATACAGCGTTCAATAACTTCCATGAACCTGTCGCTAACATTAATGCCATGATGCAAATTTAATGCACGCATGTTTTGATCACCAGTTGGTTTCCTCATTTCGAGGAACATCATAATGTCTGGATGAGAAATATCTAAGTAAGCTGCATAACTTCCGCGTCTAGTTTTTCCCTGTCTATAAGCAAGGGAACTAGCATCATAGGTTTTAAGATGTGGCATGACACCAGTCGATTTGTCATCGGCAGCACGGATGCCGAACCCAATACCAACACCACCACCCAACATAGAGAGCCACGCTGTTTCGCTAAAGTTTTGAACAAGTCCTTCAGCTGTGTCCTCAATGTAGTTGAGAAAGCAAGATATAGGCATACCACGTTTAGAGCGACCATAAGAAAGGATAGGTGTAGAGTAAGAAAGCCAGTGTTTGCTACTGTATTCATATAACCTCTGTGCGTGTTCTGGATTGGATGAAAATGATTTTGATACGAAAGCAAACCTCTCTTGAGGTGTTGTTTCATCTTCGCGCATATAACTTTCTTTTAAACGCTGTAATCCTAATTTATCAAACAGTTCGTCTCGGGATTCATCGATTTGAATCCCCATATATTCTCTTTTTGCCAACGTCATAACTCCTTGCGCGTATTTCTATTTAGTTTAATTTAAAGTTTGCCTGTTCGAATCTATCATACACTTCTTTGTGTGTCATTCTGTAGGTTGTAAACCTTGCCATAATTCGGTGACTGTCTGTTTTGTTGAAGACCACATGTGGTCGATCGACATTGAGGACACCGCAACGGTACTTCCAATCAGTGAAGCTGTGAAAATCATTATCAAGAAAAGAAACAGCCGTATTATTCGCATTTTGTTCGTCCAGTACTATGTTTATTGATGCACGAGGTGCTTCGTCCATCCATTTATTCCAGAAATCATCACTGATCAGACGTTCAAAGTGGTCTTCGTCTTCTAGTAGATCCCATTTTACACACCACCGATACAGATTATCAACGATATTTTTACTAATATCATCCTGATCAGCAGCATCCCTATTAATCATAATCTGGAGATCTAACCATGATTCTCCTAGATCGTTTTCTTTTTCTCTTCCTCGTTCTAAAAACTTATTCCATTCAGTCATGTCGTTTCTATCTTTAAAAAATATAGAAGCCATGATATCAGTATGCAAGGCAAAAGATGAATGTGGGTTTTGTATCGTGTACGAACTTCCCATCTCCATCGGGACTTGCAAAAAGTCCTGTAACTGTTCCTTATGTTTTTTCAACACTGGCAACCACATTTGCTTTTCTGCATCATATGGCGAAACAGCCGAGTAAGAGTTTACATCTTTTACAGTCGAATTATCTTCTGTGGGTAATGCAGCCCCCATAGACAGTGCACGTTCTTTAGTCATTAGCTTTATGTCTTCATCTTTGACATACTCGCTGACCTCGTTCCGTAGACCGTCAAAATCTACATCCCAGTCTATGGTAAAGACTGGATCTCTCATGCAAGAGCCTTCACAACATCGGGAAAATGTTGTTCAATAATCTCCCAGCATTTTTCTGCAACTTTGATATGTTCTTTCTGCGTACCGTTACCAGTGCGCAGTTGACAGTAGTGTATCCAAGAGCGTAATGAACCAGCCATGTATAATGTAGACATAGTATTACCCTCTGGTAAAACAGCACGTGCTTGTTCTTTTGCGATACCTTGTTCTAATGCCCACTTGTAGGCATCTTCGGCATTTTTGATTAGTTTCTTTTGAACAACATTCCACATTTCATTTATTTCTGGGTCGTCAGTTTCCATTGAGTTTTGACGATTTTTGAGATCTTGTAATCTCGCTTCTCTTGTTTCCCATTCAGTTGCTTCAGCATATCGCTGACTAAACTCTTGGAAGGAAAATGACCTGTGACGTAATATCTGTCTGGCAATATCCCTAGTAGTCTTAATCTCCATTGTCATATGTACCATCTCAAATGGAGACCAGTGGTCTTCGCGTATCAGATATCCCAATAATTTTGGGGCTGTCGCGGTATTATTTTGGTTTGTAGGATTACTCACCCTAGCAGTATATGCAACCAATTCAGCAGCAGTGTTACAGTCTGTTATAGCTGATGGTTTACTCAGTGCAACCAAAGACACTTCACTCATGTTTTTCTCCATAACGAAAATTTAGCTTTAGCAGTGAGTCCACTAAAAGTGTTCTCCCTTATTAATTTATACGAATCAATCCCTTCATTCTCAATATCATTTATATCTTTACCAGTTACAGTATCGGGATAAATCACGACATTATATCCCAGTTCAATATACTTGTCAAGCATTTTACAAACTTCTTTATTTCTTGGTTGATTATCGAAGACGATTGTCGTATTTTCTTTGCTCAACCCCAACTCATCTATCTTGTTGAAAGAAGTGCCAGCACAAGCGATAGAGTTGGGGATGAATAGACTGTCAAGTGGTGCTTCAACAACGATAACTGGCTTGTTCTTATCGACTGTATCCAAACCATAGACAGTTGGAGCATCCTCGTCTACCTTGACGAGAATGTACCTTAGAGCCTCATCTCGCATCCCTCGAAGGCTGACTGCTGTCAACTTACCCTTCGCATCTATAAATGGAATGGCTAATCTTGGCTCATTAGTTTTGATTGATTCTTTATATTTCTTGTTCAGACCTGCTACGTTTTGAACATTATCAACGTAGAATAGTCTTTCAAGAGATTCAGGTGGGAGTCCACGACCGAGTGCATACTCGACTGCCTCATGATCAGCTGGAAGATCTGATAGTTTATCCATCAGTTGTTCAATGATAGGTTTCTTTTCAAACTTAGGTTTGAAGTCCATCACAACCTCTGGTTTAGAGTGTCCTTTACCCTTACCAGTCTCGCCGTCAGCAAATCTTTCTAGGACATATTGTTTATAAAGAATCTGGTCTACTTCCTTCAGTAGTTTACCAAAAGATCCAGACCATTGGCAGTTATGACATTTATATAGTAGATCGTTATTTCGTTTGAAGAAATAACCACGCATTTTGCGTTTGTTCTTTTGAGAGTCGCCACAGATAGGGCAACGGACATTGAACAAGTATTCGCCTTTCCGCTTGAATATCTCGAAGCGAGAAGATGCCATGTTCAGATATTTTACATCCACATATAAAGACATAGAGAGAGTATGCCTCAATCATACTAAAATGTCAAGAAGTATTTAAGAAAAGATTTCGGCGATCCAGTCGTATGCGCCTACGAGAAACCCTATAATTGCAGCCCCACCCATCATAAAGTAGGACTTTTTTTCAAGGCTGTTGATACGTTCTTCGAGTTGTGCTTGTGATTCGTTGATTATACGTTCTCTGTCTACCATAAGGTCTTTTACATCCTCTATGGCATTCATAATCTTGATCACATTTTCATTCATTTCTTTTCTCGTGTCTTTACCATTGGTGGTAATACGAGAATGTAGTTCTTTCAGATTCTCATCGTTTTCGATTCTGCGTTTTTCTACCAAATGAAATAGATCCTCCGTATCTTGTGCTTGTGATTGAATTTGGGTTTCGTGAACGGCAAGCATTTGCTGGATTGCTCCAGAAATCTCAGCCATTTTATCAATTGATTCGTCCAGTTTAGAGAAAAGTCCACGCATCTGGTTGACTTCATTCTCGAGCACTGCAATCTTACTTTCCACTTGACTCACGTTTCTTTTTCCTTCTTCTAGCGAGAGGCATTAAACGTGGATCTCTTCCAGGCTCACCTTTTGGACCAACGCCGATACCGTGAATTGCACCACCACCTGCATTATTTGCAGCCATGTCTTCACCGATGAAGTTGTTGAAGGAGATGAGATTGGAACTTTCTAAAAGTTCAGCTTGTTTTATAACATCTTCGTCTTTTTCAAAAACTTCCAATAATGCATCAACATTATTTTCATCTTCTTCTGTATATTCTTTTAGTATAGCCATCGCAGCAGCGAAAGTCAATAGACGTCTTGCATTTCTGTCTGGGGATTTCATCAAAGACCTTTGTACTTTAAAAACAAATCTTTGAAGAAGAGAGTATGCGTCCATTTCTTGGGAGGTTTGTGGCTCTTTTAATTTCTTGCCATCACGATCGATGATGCCAAGTTGAAACGCACTGGTACGTTCAATCGGAGTTGCCAATAATCGTAGAAGACGATATGCAACAACTGTATCTACAAATCTTGACATTAAAGTTTCCTTAGTTCATCCAATATATTAGCATCCAGTGGAATATCTCTGTATTCATTAGAGCCAATTATTTCTAGCGGTACTCTATTGAGATATACTAGAAACGATTTTAAAATAGCAAAATGTTCTGGGTCAGTTTTAAAAAATAATAACTCAGTGGCATTTTGCCCAAATACATTATAAAGTACGATTAAGTGATTAATTATTAGTCGTTCACTTAAAACTCCGTTCCTTTCATAACGTCGGAAGAGTCTTTTTAGATACTTAAATCTTTTTAGATCTTCTTCTAAATCTTCCATACCCTCGCATTGAGGGTTATTGTATTTCTTTATGGCATATATCAAAAAGTTCGAATCATTCAATTCCATGATGTATTATTTTTCTAGTTAGTTGGTGACTGCAGCAGTGCCTCCTATGACCCACCACTTCGACCCAATATATATTAGTGTCGCAGTGTCACCTTTTTCGTTAAATACCACAGTGTCGTGACCAAGATCTGTATCATCTAACGTCAAGGTGTTACTGCCTGTGTTAGATGTCATAGTTATAATCTTGATTTGACCTGTAGTTCCTGCAGCGATTGTCAATGTTCCAGATGCTCCTGGATTGCTAAGTACTGTAACTGTTTTAGCGACAGATACAACACCAGCACCAGTAAGAGTTTCCGAATCATCGATCGCAACTGTTGAACCGAGTTTGACTGGTGTGTCTACATCGGCAAACAGACTTGCGACCGTAATTTTTTGACTTGCGCCACCTTTGACGAGATATAAATTATCCGCACCAGCAGCACTCGTTGCAGCAGTTAGTTCACTTAGCTTTTGATCAGCCATTATTCAGACTCCTATAATTATTATTAGGAATCAGCAAATTCTGTATCTTCAGCATCGCCCATATCTGAAGCAGCTGATGAGCCAGAAGAAAGTGCAACCAAAGTTTCGTATTTTTTACGAGAACCTACAGTTTGAACCCTTACCCATCCAGCATGTGCTGGACCATTGTTTGCAGCAACACCCATTTCTGTTTGGTCAACACCATATACTGTTTCGGAAGTAAATCCACCAACAGCATTAGCTTTGATCATACCAGAAGGTTTCTCGCTCAGTGTGTAGTTTTCACCAGCAGATATAGCAGCAATGTCTGCTCCTGCAGTGTCAGCGTTCACGACTGTGCAAGCTGTGTTTGAAGCAATGGCAGTAATTCTAAAATCAATAGAATTAGCAGTAAGGATATCTCCTACTTTAGCTTCAGTTGTAAAGGCAGTTGATGTACCAGTTACCGCACCTGCAGTAGACATGGCAATCGTGCCTGTTGACGTTTTATCGTCTTTTATTCCCCAACCTGACATATTTTTCTCTCCTAAATTGAGTTTTTGTTGTTAAATTATTTATATTAGTAATACGTTTATGTATAGCTATTTCTTCTCTCGAAACCTCTTTCAGCTTTGTCCTTGACACGCTTGTATCCTTCATCACCAGTGAGACGCTTGATAACTTTCTTAGCTTTTACAACTTTCTTTTTTGCATCTGCAGCTTTTTTACTAGAAACTTCAACGCCCATATCTTTTGCAAACTTCAAACGGTCTCCTGTATGGTCGTAGTTACTTCCACCAGTTTTGGGATCCATTGCTGAATGAGACTTCACTGCTTTTCTTAATTGTTGAGAAGGACTCATGCCTTTCATCTCATCAATGCTTTCTAGATGTTTCTTAAAAGAATCGTGCGAATCGTGTGCACTATGCATCTTTTCTTTATCAGCAGGTTTCTTCGCTTGCATATACTTATTCAAGTATTTGTGAGCATCTGCCTTACTAATATTATGACTCTTACCGTCTTTAAATTTGACTGGCTTATTAATGCTTACAGCTTTGCGGAGTTGCATGACGATATGACCGCCATCTTTCTCATCTCCAGCTTTTTTGCCTTTATGTTCCATATCTGGTTTGTCTTTTTTAGTTTGAGCCAAACCTCTTGAGTCCATTTTAGCATCTCTTCTTGCATCAGATTGCGCATCTTCACTCGGATGGAAGTACATTTTATTAGATCTTCCATACTTATCTACTTTGGGTGTCATATACGATCGATTGTTTCCTTGCGGTTTTTTCATCTTAGCAAGTCTTTCTTTTTCCTGCTTATCAGTAACCATTCTTTTGAATGCGCCTTCACCCAGTTTTTCTACAACCTTATCGATTAGACTTTCTTTCATTGCAGCTTTGAAACCTTGATCAGTTTCTCTTTCTTTTCTTGCATTAGCATCTGATTTACGCTTCATCTTTCTATTCATCTTTTCTTGATTTTCCATAGAATCAGAGTTAGCGTCTTCAAAACTACGAAGAGCACGACCGATTGCCTTGTTTTGTGCTTGTGGTGTTTTGTGATCAGAGTCTGGAACATTTGGATTGTTCAACTTGTATCGAGCACCGCGACTAGCATCCATCATTTTACGCTTCATTGCGTTTGCTTTATTACGCTCTTCAAGACCTTCAGTTTCTTCTTTGTTATTTTGGAAGAATTTTTTCTTATATTCAGGAGTCTGTCTTTCAGGATACTTTTTCCTTGTTTTAGGATTCTCAGCATCAGGATGTCCTTTCTTAATAGCAAATGCTATTCCTGTTGGACCACGACCCTTTTCATAACCTTCTTCAAGACTTTCAGTTTCTTCATTTCTTCGCGAACTTCCTCTGTAATACTTATCATTTGCATCGCCAAAACTACCACCCTTCATTTGATCTCTACGTTCTTTGTTAGAGAATTTCTTTGTTGGGTCTGTTTTTTCGTCACCGTGATCTTGACGTGTCAAATTTATCATACGGTCAGAAGATTTCTTTGCAATTTTATTTGCTTTTTTTACCAAACCTTTTGTCTTAGCTAATGGTTTCTTTAATTTACGAAGGTTTTTAGAAGCTGCTGCTCTCGCTTTAACTGTATCTCCTTCTGGACCACCGTCGCCAAGAGCACCAAATCTTCTTTTAAATGTATCACTAGCTTTAGCATCTGCGTATTTTTTTAGTTGTTTGTGCTGTGGATGCATTTTTAATTCCATAAGATCTTTATGGTTTTTTACTGCATATGCTTCAGCTTCATCTTTTGAGTCGAAAGAAGCGACTTTTTTACCGTCTTTATTGTAGACACAGTATTTGTCATCTTCTTTTTTTACATGTTCTTTAGGATCCATCTCCTGCAATTCATCTTGCTCATTAGCTTGTCTTAATGCTTTTTTGGCTCCAGGATGGTTAGATAAACCTTTCTTGATTTTTTCCATCTTCTTAGCTGCACCTGTCATATCACCACCTTTGTGGCGTTTATCAAATGCAATACCTTTAGCCATCTTTACTTGTTTAGATGTGATGTATTCTTTAATGTCTTCTTCGTTTACAGACTCATCTTTAGCTGAATGAGAAGCATCAACTGCATTGAAGAATTTTTTCTTTTCTTCGTCTGACATATCTTTCAAAGACTTGCCAGTTTTCTTCAACATAGCTTGGAATTTTGCTTTGTAACCGCTGTCTAATTTATCTTCAGCTGGTGATTCTTCAGCAGCCATAGCATATACGTTTGGTTTCTTTACTTTCTTACGTCTCTTAGTAGAGGCAGTCACCATGCCATATTCATCAAGACCTTTTTCTTTCTTAGCAATGGCAATCGCAGCTTGTTGTTTTGAATTCTTTGCTTTACCTTTTTTAGTAGAAGCATACATTGTTTTTTCGTGACCTTCAGACTGTAAGATTTCCATATCTGCAGCTGGTACTTCTTTTTCAATACCGTGTTTAAACTGCACATCATACCATTCAACATTCCCTTCATCGTCTGGAATAGCATGAGATTCGTATATTGGTTTACCAAGACCCCATTCAGGGTGATTTACTATTACAGCACAGTCGTGGTCTTTTGAATGGCATAACTCACGAACTTCTTCTTCTGTATAGCTTTCAGTTTGGTATCTAGTTTTTTGTGTATGTTGTCTTGCTTTATTGAAAACTTGTGAGTCTCCAGTTACGATAAAAAGCATAGATTGCATTACTTTGTTTACAGCTTCACGTTCTTGTGGGTTCAATGGCTTTCCTGATTGCAACTTGTCTAAGCCACGATGTAGCATAGGAAGTTGTGCTGGTGACATCATACCCTGACGGACAAGTTGATCTAGCTTTTTATAATCAGCAGCTTCTGTGATCAGCTTCTCTCTAATTTCTTTTTCTAGTGACATCTTTAGTTTTCTCCTAAGAATTATTCTTGCGTATAGTATTTATAAACTCAGCTTCTTCCACTTATAATTTTCAATGTGTTCTTCTGTACGCCTCATAACCTCAGGGATGTGAATATCACGTTCTCTTAGTTTTAATAACTCCTCATATGTGCCCATTCCAGTGGTATGATAGTGATGGAACCACCAAGCACCAATACCAGAGTTTAAAAACTGATCAGACATCATAGTTTTACCCCATTCAACGTGTGCAGTCCAATGATTGAAGTGTTCGTGTGTCCATCTTGCTCCAGCAGATTGGTTATAACGCATCATTACATATTCTCTAACAAAATCAGGTAACTGTTTTGGATCCACACCAACTTCTTCGTCATCCTCATAAGTTCCAAATAAATTAGACTGTCTCCAAGTTCTATCAAACTCAGACTCTGCACCTTTAAATACTCTTCTTTCATCTTCATTTCCAGCATTAATAAACAATGGAAATGCAGCCATATGTTGTAGTGGCATTTCTCTAGCCCACCAACTAATACCATCCCAATATGTTTCAGGCGTTTCAAATGGTAATCCTACAATCCAACTAGCTGTTGCTCGATACCTTCCTTGATTATGAGTTTCAAAATACTTTTTAATTGCTTTAAGTTCAGTTTTTAATTTGTCTGGGTTGATACCTTTACCAATAGTTTTTCCAGACTCGTGATTTAAAGTTTCAATACCATAATAATGTCCCCAGAAACCTATCTCAGCCATTAATTCTCTGTCTTGTGGACGAGAGGCAATCAAATCAGCACGAACATATCCAGCCATATCTAACTTAAATGGCATCTTTCTTGTTTGTTCAAGAATACTTTTAAGTTTAGGAATACTGTCATTAAAAGTTTCATCAGCTACTGAATAATTAGTCAACCCCCACTTATCGTAGTTTCTCATAGCTTCAGTATAAAAATTATTCATATCTCTGGTGTAATCGCCTTTCACACCTATCATATTATATGAGCAGAATTTACACTTAAATTTACAACCACGAGCAAATTCAAAAGTCATATGTTCATTGGGTAATATGAAATCTCTAT